TTTGTTCCACTCTGAAACTTAACAAGAGAAGAAACAATTGCTGATGCACCAGAAGTTTTACCAGTGATTGTCTCACCAATAAGTTCTTGGAAGTTAGAAGTTCCAATCTCTACAACTCGCATAACAAAATCATCTGACCATTTACCGTCAGAAGTTTTAATCATATTCTCTCTTGGATATAAGAACTCTGAACCTTCATCAAAAAGAATTCTGAAGAAGAGTCTGTGTCCATCTTCAGTACCCTTGGCTTCGTACAAATCTTTAATGTTCTTGATTAGATTTCTTTGGTCTAAATCATTTGCAATTGATTGCGGTATAGATTCTAAAAGAGAGTTTTTGAATTTATCTAGGAATGCCCAAACTGTGTTATCAACGTCTGCGTATGCAAGAAGTTGTTGAATGTTCTGTACAGGGTTTGCACGATACTGTACTATCTGAGCAGACGCACCAGAAGTTTGACCAACTACAAATTCACCAACTTCAAATCTTTGTTGTGATGATATGAAAAGTTTCTTGTTGTCATCATAATCATCAACTAGAAGCTTTGCTGAATAGTTTGAAATAGAACCAACAAGAGTTTCCCCTGTTACAAACTTTCCAGTAGATGTTTCAAGAACAACATTGTCTTCATTCTGGTCTAGAATATAATTGGTAGAATTTGTTTCCTGTATAATATAATCATTAGAACCACCAAGGATAATCTCTGCCGCTTCCATAAACTCATAGTAGTGCTTAAGGAATGTAGAGAACAGTTGATGTTCTGACTGAACAAACTGAGGAAGTTGCCCATGAATAATAGGCGAGATTTTATTTTGTATTGTTGGTTTATTACCAGACATTTTATCTACCTATTAATATGAACTACCTGATGAACCAGAGGATGTGGTAGTAGTTGTTGTTGTAGTTGTTGTGGTTGTACTCATCGACCCTTCTCCTACTGTCGAGTAGGAACTAACAGATGCACCTTGTCCAGCATTATCTGATGTTGATGATACTGAACTTCCAGAGGTATCAATTTGTAACAACTGATTTCTAACTGGAAGAATATCATTTGAAGAAGGAACAGATATAATGTCTACAGTACCATCTGTATTTGTGGTAGATGCAATCGTTAGATTGTTTAGTGTGACTGTTCCAGCAACATAATCCACAGTTCCTATAGCAGCATTTGCATAGACGTTTTTGTTTGCTTCAATAGTAAACATTCTAACTGAACCCATACCATCATCATCAATGAAGTGGTCAGTAGTAGAACCGGCAATCTTGAATCCTGTAGACGAAATAACAGAACCATGGCCACTGTGTGGATTGTATATCTGGTTGAAGTACTTAATAGTATACTGTGTTGAAGTATTCAATAGAGGAGTAATCTTCTTATACATACGAACATTAGTGATGTTAGATAGAACTGAAATATCAGTTTCATCAATCAAACGAGTCAGTTCAGAGTATCTAAACATATTGTCAAACTTCTCTAAGTTGCTTGCTGTATAATTCGATATAGTAGAATTGACAAGTGTTATTAAATCTGATGAAGTCTTTGTGGTAACAGTTGCGTTATATCTAAAGTTAGTAGTAACTAGAATATAGATTGTCTCTGGGTCTACGATGACAGGACGAACCGAAGCAATGTTATACGGTTTCAGTCCAGTGACAACAAACTGTTTTTGAGCTTCAGTAAGTTTGCCTCCAGACAATGGTTCGATTGCAATATAAACCTGTCCATAGATTGGTGGGTCATTATCTTCACCACCCCATACTTGTATAGATTTGATGTTAGGATATATTTCAGGAACGATTGATTTGTAATCATATGTTGTTACTGCTCGTCTGCCAGAAGAATAACTAAGAGGAGCATAATACTTAATAGATTCAATAGTCTCTGGTTCTGCACCACCTGTTGCAGACAACAAAGTCTCAACAGTGATATTACTTTCGCCACCAACAGCAGTTCCAGTAAATGTAGAGGCACCATTTGCTTCTGCCTTGTTGGTAACAATATATTCTAGGATAACAATGTTTCCGTTTGATAACTTCTGTCCGATTACGTCATCACCGAAGTATACTTCAAACCTACCGTCTTCACCTTCTTGTAAGAAGAACACTCTGTCTGTTTCACTAACAGTTGAAATATCTCTTGCAAGAATAAACACCTGTGTAGAAACATCACTAGCAGAAGTTTGTACCGTAACCTTTAGTGTAGATGTATCTGCTCTGTCACTTGTAAGGATATACTTCTTCTCTGGGTTGCTGTAGTCAACTGTGTACTTAGTTGTTGCAAGTGTTCCCTCATACACTGGAAGGTTTTCAAATTTTAGAATTCCACTTTGAGGTTGAATAGTAAGAGACTCGTTTACAACAAATCCATATGTGTTGTTGTTGATAGACGTAGTGAACTTTGTACCCTTATCAACAGTCACAGTTGAGAGAGTACTGTTATTGACAATGACATTAAGATGTGCTACTGGAGCTCTTGCAGAACGAGGAGTATAGTTTAGATGCTTTGCGTGAGAGACAACAGATGAACGAAGAATAGAACTGTCTAAGAACATTTCGTTCGCCAACATATTTGCATTCATTCCAAGATAGTGTGTGTTGTAAGCCAGCAAGTCCATGATGACTGACATACCAGAACCTTCAAAGTTATAATCAGAGAACTCCGACTGTCCTTGTAGATATGTTTTCAAATTTGATTTGATATCATCAAAATCTAATTCGGTGATTTGAAGTTTTTGTGTATTTGCCATCTTATCTCAATCTCTCTAAAAATACATTGACTGTTACTTCTGTTGGAGAATTCACCACATAGAATTTAATAGTTGCACTATAGGCATTTGCATCTATGTTTGGAGCTACATCAACAGCAATCAACTCTGCTCTTGGTTCAAAGTTATTAACAACATCTTCAATGTTTCTTTGTAAAATATTTGCTACTGGTGGAGACACAGGTTCAAATAAAATTGAACGAACATCAGAACCTATCTCTGGATGAAAGGGGCGCTCGTAAAAGTTTGTATTAATAAGATTACGAACACTGCGCTTGACCGCCTCAACATTTGTAAGGAATGCAATATCGCCAGTCACAGGGTGACGAGCAAAGCTCAGATTGATATCCTTGTATGTCTGTGCATTCCTATCAGAATCGTTTGTTCGTTCTGCATCACGAAATGCTGTTGGGTTGACCGCCATCTAATTCTCCTTACTTGTATTTATAACGAAACTCACAGATTATGAAAAGAACGATTCTTGATATGCTCTTCTTCAATCAGGTCTTTAGACTGTCCGTGATATGCAACCGCATGATGTTTCTCAATCATATAGTCATTGATTGATTTGTCAGCATAGTTAGTTGTTCTCCACAACTCACCAAGGATACGTCCGTACTTGCCTTCTGCATCCTTTTGTGTTTTAAGAACAATACCGCCCTCATCATCTAACATCTCTGTGATGAACTTCTTTGCAGCAAGTCCATACTTCTTTTCTTCCAAGTCTCGTGTGCGACTTTCTGGTGTGTCAATACCAAACATACGAATACGTTCTTTCTTCAACCACACACCAAAGCCCAAGTCAATGTCTACATCAACTGTGTCTCCGTCCACAATGTGAACTACTTTACATTTGTACTCATACATATCTCTCTCCTAGGCTATCGCCGTAATCTTCAACATTGGACAAACAAACTGGTCAGTTCCAGTTCCATCCCAATGATTTGTTGAGTGTAATCTACCCTCATAAGAACCACTATACTCTCTTCCTGTCCATGATAAAGTTTTTGCAGTTGTCCACGCACCAATCCTTGCATTAGTCACACTTACATTAGATGAGTTTACTTCTATTGCAACACCCAAATGATAAATCTTTTGAATATCACTTGCAGAACTAACTCTGTGTGTTGACTTACTTGGTTGTAAAATATTTCCATCCCAAATTGCTTGAAAGTGTAAAAGGGGGTCTGCATCTATTCCACGAAATTGAAACTGTGCTTCATACAATACTGTCTTTGTTCCTGTTGGTGGAATGTAATTAATATCAAGACCGATACTTGTGTGCGTGCTAGTTAAGTCTTGAAGTGCTGTTACGTTCTGTAATGTGTAACTACCAGCGTGTCCAACAAGAGTTCTTCCGTCTGCGTGTCCAGTAAGCATTTCAATAATCTCACCGTTACGATACCCACCAACACGAACACCAGCACTATGATAAGTTCCGTCATGTCCTAGATGCGTAAAGTTGCCA